CGCGGGCGATGTCGGCCGCGACTTGCGTGCGGGACTGCCGAAAGCTCTCGGCGTCGCGGGCCATGATGGTGACGTTGACCCCTCCGCCTGCGCCGTAGCTCTGCGTCTCGCGCCGAGACAGCACCCGTTCGCCCCGCTGCAGGATTGCCGGAACTTCGTCATGCCGCAGACCGGCAACGCCGCCGGAATGCATCCGGGGCGCAGTCGCAAAGGCCATGGCCGGAACCATCCGCGAGGGTCCCGCAGCCCCGACCATCCCGCCTGCATGAAGGATGTTCGCGAAAATCCCACCTGCACCGCCGAGTGCGCCGGAGAGCGCATTGGCGATCGGTCCAAGGATGAACCGCTGCGCCGCCAGCTTGGCGAGATCGGCCAACAGCGAGGTGACGAGGTCGCGGAAGTCCAGCTTGCCAGTCTTCACGAACGCGCCCACAGCATTTTCTGCCGACTGGAAGGCGCTGACGAGGCTCTGGCCGATATCGCCGCCGATATCGCGGGCCTTGCTGGCATAGTCGCTGAGCGCTGTGGTGACCGCCTGCCAGCCAGTGACGGCTGCTTCGGTATTGGGTCCGGCGGCAGCGGCAGCAGCCCCGGCCGCTGCACCAGCACCGGTGGCCGCCCGTCCGGCATCGCCAAGGGCTGTCTCGAACCGCTCAGCCGCGTCCGTCGCCTCGGTCAGCGCATCCGCGCCATCCTCATTACTGCCCTGCACCGCGTCACGCAGGGCCTGCCAACTGGCGAGCGGCGCACGCGCGCCCTCGGCCAGATCGCGTGCCGCCCCGCGATAGGTGTTGGCGGTGGCAAGCGCAGTATTGGCCGCCGCAGTGAGCCCGAGATCGGGGGCCGTGAGCGGGTTGTCCGCAAAAGCGCGGTCGAAAGCAGATTGCGCGGCGGTGGTCGCGGCCGTTGCGGCACCCTCAAAACGGTTCTCGATCTGACCCAGCTCGAGATCAGGGATAATCGAGATGCGCCGTTCGGAGCCGAGCGCTTCCAGTCCCTGGTTGATTCCGCCAATGAACGTGTTGATCCGCGAGACGACACCGTTCAGCATTGCCTCGACGCCATCGATCAGGCTGTTGGCCGCCTGAAACGCAAGATCACCGATGGCGGCTGGCAGCATGCCCCAGATCGCCTTGATCGCCTCATAGGCCCCCTCGAACGTGTTCGCGGCCGTATTGCCAAAAGCCACGACGCTCTCGATGGCGCTTTGCATGCCGGAGGCGGCATCGGCCTTCAGATCGAAGAACATCGCCGTGGCGGCAGCGCCCGCCGCCGCAGCCCCCATCCTGATGCGGTCCCAGACCTCGACGGCGAGGTCCTTCAGGAGCGACATCGCCTCGCCAAATCCGCCCGCGCCCGACACGAGGCGGGTGAACTGGTAGACGAGCTCGCCCGCGCCAACGATGAGCGCGCCGATGCCGGTGCGGATCAACGCCCCGCGAAGGAGGACCAGCGCGGTGGCGAGGCCACGGACCGAGAGAGCTGCGACGGCCATCCCGGCGACCCAACGCCCCGCAAGAAAGGCCGCAAAGGTGGCGGCATAAGTGGTCAGGCGGCCGATATTGTCGAAGAGGCCGCGGATCGCGATGCCGAGCGGCCCGGTGCGGCTGGCCACCGCCGCCATCGCGTTCGCGACCGCTTCCAGCGCGGGTGCTGCGGCGACAGCCAGTTGGTTCGACAGGCCACGCCATATCAGGCCAAGCCGGGAGATCGCGTCATTGGTGCGCTCGATCTGGTCGGCGTCCTGCTCGGAGACAACGACACCGAACGCGAGCACGTCCTCGGTCGCCTGGCGCAGTGTCGCGGTGTCGATGCGCGACATGGCGATGGAGCCTTCCTCGCCAAAGAGCTGTCCGGCGACAGCTGCACGCTCTGCGGCGGGCACGAAGCTTTCGATGGCGGCGTTGATCGCGCCCACACGTTGGTCAAGCGGCAGGGCGATCAGCTCGGTGGCCGAGAACCCGAGCCGGTCGAGCGCGTCAGCGGCGGGGCCGGTCCCGGCGGCCGCCTGGCTGAGGCGGCGCGTCAGATCCTTTGTCGCCTGTTCGATGCCGGACATCGAGACACCGGCCAGTTCGCCCGCGCGCTCGAGGGTCTGGATCGAGGCGACCGTGGTCCCGAGAGACTGAGCCAATTTGGCCTGCGCGTCGACGGTCTGCAGCCCGGATCGGACCATCGCTACGCCAGCAGCAGCGGCGGCGGCCACGGCGGCAGCGGCAGCCACCGTAACACGACGGGAAAACGCTGCGAGCCGAGTGTTGGCCGCTTCCATCTCCCGGCTAAGGCGGCCGAAGCCGCGCGCTCCGGCCTCACCGACACCTTCCAGCTCGGCGCGCACCTGTCGGCCGCCCACCGCTGCAAGGCGGACAGAAACGCGCTTTTCAGCCATTGGAATGATCCATCTGTTCGTTGAGTTTGGTGACCATCACCGCCTCGACGGCGGGCAGCAGTTCGGCCATGGCCAAGGGCGGAATGCCAAGTGCGTCACCGAGGGCGAGCACCGCCGACATGTCCCAGCCAATCACCGCGCCCGGCAGCACGCGAAGTTGGCCGCCGAGGCGACCGATCAGGTCCCAGACCTGCCAGCCCTCGAATGTGACGGGACGGTTCAGCCGCGCCGGGCAGACTTCGCACGACGTTTCACAGGCGTCGCAGTATCGCTCGCCCCCGCCGAAGGACCATTCGGCAAGGACGCGGAGACGTTTTTTTCCTGTTCCAGCAGCAGACCTTTGGAAACGTAGCTCAGCTGGAAGGCCTCGAAGATCGGCCAGATATCGAGAAGTGCGTCGACAGCGTCGGGACTGGGGTCGATGGGATTGCCGTCTGCGTCACCGATGCCTTCCCAAGCGAGGACTGCCCGACGCGCGAGGGCTTTGGCAAAGGCAACGGCGCGTTCCTCGTCGGAGGCGTCCTCGGGGACAGCCTCCACGCCGGGGTCGCTGCGCGTCGCAACCATCAGGGCCGTGGTCAGTGGACGGAGCTCTGCCCGCACCCCAGGCGCGAGATCATGCCAGCGCGGCTGGTTCGTCAGGTCGAGTGTCAGCATCAATATACCTCAATGTCGTTCAATAGGGTTGCGGTGCACATCCGGCCGACCGTGCTGTCCCGCGCGGCCTGCCAGTCAAAGGTCGCCTGCACGCCCTGCGGCCCGGAAATCTCGATCCGGGGGCGCGGCAGATAGACGGCGTGCACGGTGAATGTGAAGCTCTCGCCAGAGGGCAGCACATACGCAAACTCGAGCTCGCAGGGATCGCCGTTGATCGCCTGTGTCACCAGCGTCTGATCGGCGAAGCGCACCTCTATGGAACCGGTCAGCGCCGCAATGGACGGGTCCGCGCCGTCGATGCGGCCGTCCGAGCGGATGGTTTCGATCCGGTCGAGATTGTTGGCGTAGGTGATGTCGGCTGAAACGACATTGCCGAGAGCGGTGCCATTGCGGGTGATCGCACCGTTGAAATGGCCGAAGCGCTGCAATTCGAGAGCAGTAGGCGTGCCCGCACCGGTGGTCGTTCCGACCGTTTCACCCTGAGCGACCAGCCGCGCGGTCGCGGTCAGCAGGCCAGATCGCTGCATTTGCCAGTTGATCTGGTCGAGAACGCAGCCCGAATACAACGCAAATCGCGGCACCTCGGGCATACCTGTCTCGATGGACATGCTGGGCAACGTCCAGGCACCGGACTGGAATTCATGGGTCCAGGGGCCGGTGCCAGTCGTGATTGGGTCGCCAAAGGCCGCCTTCAGCCAGAACCCGAAGGCTTCCGCATCGAGCGGCACGACCACATCGCCATCGGCCGTCACCGCATCCTTGATCGGTGCCAGCGGATCGCGGCCGTAGCCGAGCAGTTCGGAGTTCAGCAGAGGCTGCTCTGCCCCCAGCGAGGTGCTGGCGAAGGGCATTTTCGTGAAACCGCCCACCGGCGGTGTTCCATAGGTCGTCTCGAACGCAAGCGCCATCTGCGCCCGCGCCCCTTGGGCTCGTGCCATCGTGTTCTCCTTGAACTTTGGCGATCAGCCGAGCGGGTCGGCTGTTGAATAGTGCAGCACCACCGAAATGACGGCCGCTTTCAGGCTGGCCGCGCCCTCGACGGGCAGATCAACGGGTCGCGGTGCCTCCGCCTCAACCCAGTCGCAAAGGCCGCCCAGCGTGCGGTCGGCGGCGAGCGCCGCGCCGATGCTGGCGGTCAGCGTATCGAATGCGGCGTCACGGGCGGTGTCCTGAACGACTGCTTCGATCTCGGCACGGTGCTGGTAGTGATAGCGTAGCGGCGACAGCGTGACCTCGGGCTCACCGGGTTCACCATCGCGCTGGATCAGCAGGCCCTCGGCCGGAACGCGCTCGGGCAGAACCTCGCCGCGCAGAGCGGTGGCGGCCAGCGCCGAGAGCCGCGCGTGCAGCGCAGTGAGGATGGTTTCGCGGCGTGTGGGCATTTATTTCTCCAGCGATGAGTCCTTATTGATTGACCCAGCCGCGCTACTCGACAACGTTTCAACAAAGAATTGAGGCGGTTTTCTATGTCGGAAGCACTTACCAAGTTCTCAGAGCAACTCGTGCTCGTAGATCAACTGATTTCCATTCATGGGAAACTGCAGACCGGAAGGGGAAGACGTCACGAACAGGACGCGCTTCACCGTGCTGGTGTTGTCCTGACCGTTGCTGCTTGGCAGGCATATAATGAAAAGGTGATGCTAGAGGCTCTAGATGCTATTGCTGCAAACCTTCAAGATCCAGCAACCGCCGCTCCAAGTTGGGCACTTCAGACATTCAACATGAGGCGCGCGCAACTAGCCAGCTCAGTCAAGAAGTTCAACACTCCGAACGATGTCAACACCCGCGATCTCTACCTTGATTCACTTGGTTTCAATCCTTGGCCCTCTTGGGAATGGCGACAAGGTCGTCGACAATGGGACGCTGATGAAGTTCGACGGCGCACTAATACGTGGGTCTTGGTTCGCCATTCAATTGCGCACGGGTTCGAATTGCCAAACAATGTTCCATGGCTGCGGGGCGAAAATGCAGACGCGCGATTGACGCTAGGATTATTGAAAGAATGCCGCGCACACTTTGTACATCTAACATCTAAAATAGACGCGACATTCAGCGATCATCTTGTCATGGATCACAACCTACCAAGACCATGGTAGGAATACTCAAAGCCTTTCTTCCGCCCAGTTCGACACAATCAGCCAAGGCAAGCTGTCCAGCGCCCGCTCTGCATCCCGGTCGAGCTTCAGCCGCTTCGGCAATTTCACCTGCGGCACCAGCAGGAAGATCGGCGCGGTGACCTTGCCGCGTCCGGTCTTCGAGCGGGACACCACCGCCTGACCCTTGGTATTCAGCCGACCCTCCGCCACCAACAAGCTCGGACCCGTTCGGCGATAGACGAACCGCAGACGCAGCCCGCGCCGCCTTTCCCATTCGCCGGGGGTGATCCGGCCACCACGCGTGGATTTGCCTGCGGCGGGCAGCGGGATTGCCAGCCAGAACCCGTCCTTCGAGCGGATCAATGGTCCTGTATCATGCGCGCCGACAATGACTGGTGCCTTGGACCAGACCAGTGCGGCCGCATCAAGGCTTTCGCCCGACCGCGGGAAGTTCTGGTTGCGGATCGAGTTGGCAAGCCGTCGCCCGAGCCCCGCGCCAGTAATCTGCGTGCGCCAGGCAGTCTTGAGCCCGGTCCCGGCCTCGCGCATGGCAGCGGTCACCGCACGTTCGCCCGCCACGACCTCCGCCGCCATCATGGCCACAATGTCCGGATCGATGTCGAGCTTGAGCTTCACGCGGGCCTCAGGTCCACGGTCCAGACCAACCGTTCCCGGTCGCGCACAGGCTCGCCCTGAATAAGGAAGGCGTCGCCATCGATTTCCAAGCGGTCACCCGGACTTGGGGCCTGAACCTCAGCCACGCGCAAATCGATCCGGGTCGTTTCCGACCAGAGCCGCGCGTCGCCGAAGCCAGTGAGCTCGTCCGCGCGGCGAGTGACCAAACGAACCAGGCGGGGTGCCGCTCCGTCAGCGATGTAGACCGCGTCGCGGGCGATGTTGGGATCGCCGAACAGATTGTCGATGGCGTCTGCAAAGAGGGACATGGCCTGATCGATCAGTTCGAGCTGTGCAGGCGGATGGCCAGCCGCGGGCGCTTGTTGACCGGCAGGATCGAGGCCTCGGTCATCAGGTCGATCCAGCGGCCCTTGGCGTCGATCATCTGGCGGGCGTAGAGCGGCAGGCCGACGGTGTTGGCGGTCTCCAGCAGGTTCGCGGGCCCGCCGTAGGTCGTGAACGTGTCGAACGTGCCAAGCGGAAAGGCAATGCCCTCGCCGGTCGGGATCAACCGTTCGGAGGTGCCGTTTGAGAGCGTGACGGAGCCGTTGTATTCCTCGAAGAGGATGCCCGCAAAGGGGAAGGCGCGGCGCATGTCTTCGCGCAGCGGCTGGCCGCCGGTGGCCGAGAAGAACTTGTAGGCATCCTCGGTCTTGGGGTGGCTGATCAGCTTGTCAAAGAACTCGGAACTGACCAGCGCATGCGCGGTGATCATGGTCTCGCCCAGCAAGTTGTCCTCGATGCCGCGCAGCGTAGTGCGGACCTTGGCCTGGATGTTGGTGCCCGCGGTGCCGAAGACGAAGTCGACAGAGATCTGCGTGATCCCGAACTCGGTAAAGTAGTCGTAGAGCGTGGTGCCCGCGCCGTCCTTCACGATGCCGCGGAGCGCGTTCATTTCCATGTATTCGCGGGTCTGGGCGTGCTTGCGGCGCATCAGCGTTAGCTTGCGGTTCATCACCTCGACGAGCGGATCGGCGGCATCCGAGACACCCAGCGCTGGCATCCCCTGGATGTCGGCAGGTAGGATCACGTCGTCATGCGGGATCCACGGCAGCGCGAAGCTGCGCATCGAGCGCTGTTCGCGGTTGCCGACGGTGGCGGGGGCGCCGAGCGGGACGGAAGGCAACAGGCTGAGCACACCCTCACGCTGTTCGATCACGATGGAGCGCTGGGTCACGCCCTCGAAGCGGAACAGGCCGATCTGGCCAAGGCGGGTATAGAGGTTGGGCAGGATGTTGATGGCCTGCGTCATTTCGGCGAGCGAATAGCCGCCCGCGTCAAACGGGTTGCGGGTAATGGTCATGGAGAACTCCGGTAAAAGAGGGGGCGGTTGAAACAGAGAGTGGGCGCACGCGCGGGCGGGCCGCCGTCTCAGGCGGTGTCGCGCGGGATGATTCCGAGGGCGGTGAGCTGGCCGAGCTTGGCGGTGATCTTGGTCCCGTCATCGACCGTGCCGTCGTAGGCCAGCGCCGCGCGCGAGACGATCGCCGGCCCGCGCACGAGCACGATGCCCACGGCATCGGCCAGTGTGGCGTCGACGGCGTAGAGCAGCACAGCCACTGCGGTCTCCGATCCGTCGGCGCCGGTGTCGGGAGAGAACGCGTATTTGCCGCTAGCGGTGATGCGCCCGAGCACGGCGCCGATCGGATAGGCGGTGCCGGTCAGCAGCGTGACAGTCTCGCGGGTGTAGTTAGGATTGACCTCGTATTTGAGGACATCGCCCATCGTGGGCGGTTGGGTCAGGACGGACATGAGATGGCTCCTGGGCTGGGGGCAAAAGAAAATCCCCCGCCGGGCAGGCGCGGCGGGGGATCAGGTGGGCGGTGCGTGATGGTGAGGCTGACGTTCAGCTTTTTGTTCCGGCCGAAGCGGCGCGCTTGGCGGCTGCGACGATCGGGCTCTCTTTCGCCAGTGGCAGGACGGGCGAGCGCGGGGCCGCGACGATGTCGCGGGCATCCGCAGCGGCGCTGGCGCGTTCCAGCACCAGGCGGCGCAGGGCCTCGGGGGCGGTGCCCTCGCGCAGGGCTTTCGCGGCATCGATCGCGATGCCGAGGCGGCCCGCCTGCGCGACAATCTCGGCGATCTCCGCCGCCGCCTCGCGAAGCTGCAGTGAGAGCTCTGCCAGATTGCCGGGCTGGGGCGCGGCATGGGCGGACGCCGGTGTTGCGGCAGCGCTCGGTTCGGCCGCTGCGGGGGACGGAGCCGGAACGTCAGGTGTGTCATCGGCGGCATCGGGTTCATGATAGTCGATTTCCGTCGTGTCGCTATCCGTGCCGGTGTCCGTGTCTTGACGCCTGTCGTCTGGGTCGTGTTCGGTGGCCATGTGTGCCTCCTGTTTGGGGTGGGATAGGGATGCGCGTCGGACGCGCGCGGGCGAAGGGATGGGGCTGCGCGCAACGCGCTGCCGGAAGGCGGTGAAGCCCCGCGTCAGATCGGTGATCTCGTCGGCGAGCCCTGCGGCAACAGCATCTGTCCCGCGGAATACTGCGGCCTCGGTCGCCAACGCAGCCTCCTGGCTCAACCTTCCGGTGCGGCCTGCGGCGACTGTTTCGGCGAACAGAAATCGCAGCACATCGATCTCGCGCTGGATATCGTCCTGCACGGCTTCGGGCAGAGGCTGGTAGGGATTGCCATCGACCTTGTGGCGTCCGGAATGCACCAGCGTCACGCGCACACCGTCCTGATCGAGCTGGCCGCTGAGATCGGCATGCAGCACGACGACCCCGATACTGCCGAGCGCGCCGGTGCGCGGCAGAAGGATGCGGTCGGCCTGAGAGGCGAGCGCATAGCCCGCCGAGAAGGCGTGTTCGGCGACGAAAGCCCAGACCGGCTTGCTACCCCGAATGGCACGAATGCGATCTGCAAGATCAAAGACGCCCGCAACTTCGCCGCCAAAGCTGTCGATTTCCAATGCGAGACCGCGCACGGCAGGGTCGCTGGCCGCCGCCTCGATCTGGGCGGCGATCCCCTCATAGCTGGTCTGACCCGAGGACTGACCGATCCAGCCGCCCCGGTGGATCAGCACGCCCGCGATCTCAATCACCGCAATCCCCTCCACCAGCGCGTAGGGCGCATCGCCGTGCTGGCGCAAGCGCTCAGTCAGGCCACCGGCGAGGATGCTGGCGCGCGCGGGCAGATGGCTAATGCCATCCAGCGTGTCGTGCCCTTCCGCCAGTTCGACCCGACGTCCAAGGATACGTGGTCCGAGGCCCGACAAAAACGCCATGGCCTTGGAGGGTTCGACCAGCAGCGGCGTATTGAAGGCGCGCGCGGCAATCCGGGCATGGAGCATTAGGTCTGGTCCTCGTCTGTGTGCGGGCGGCCCTCCGCGTCATCGATTGTTTCCGTGTCGTCGTCCCCCTCCGACATCGCCTGCACACCCTGCGCGGGCGAGCCGGGGCGGCGGAAGTCGAGGCCCAGCGCGCGCTCGCGGGCGTGTTCGGCGGCGATCTCGCGGTCCACCTGTTCGGCGTCGTAGCCGCGCTCGGCGATGGCCTGGGTGCGGGATTTGAGGCCCGCCTCGATCTGGGCGATCTCCGCATTGGCATCCTTCAGCGGATCGACCCAGTCCCATTTCGTCGGCAGCCAGTCGGCGGTGAGAAGCCGGGCGCGGTTGGCCTCGTATCGTGGCAGCGTCAGCGTACCCGACAGCACGGCCGCATCCATCCAGCGGGCCCAGACCGGTCGGCAGAGCTGGTAGACCATGACAGCATGCTGCCAGGCCGAAACGCGGCGGCGGAACTCGATCAGCGCCAGCCGCGAGTTGGAGAAGTTGCCCTTCACCATATCGTTAGCGAGATAGGGGTACGGGATGCCCAGCGCCGCGGATATCTGCAGCAGCGTACGGTACTGGAACGGCTCGTAGGTCCCACCGCTGTCGGCAGGCTGGCCGACGGTCACATCCTCGCCAGGATCAAGGCGCACGATTTGGCCGGGGCTGATCTCGACACCGTTAGAGATGTCGTCCTCCTCTGGTGGTGCCAGCGGGTTCTCCGGTGCGGGCGAGGTGACGAACATCGCATACATCGCCGCGACCTTCTTCCGGTCGAGTTCTGCATCGTCATATTGATCGAGCAGGAACAGCTTCACGATGGCGGGGGCGAGTTTCGACACACCACGCAGCTGGCCGCCTTCCACCGGATCGATCACGTGGATCACCTCGGAGGCCGGTACTCGGACGAATTCGCCCGCAAGCCCGGGATCGGTGCTGTCGCCCGGATGGCGGCGCAGGAAGTGATAGGCGACGCGCCGACCGATCCGGTCGAACTCGATCCCTTGACGGATCGCATTCCCGTTCGCAGCGGTGCCGGTCTGTTCCAGCGGCAGCATCTCGGCTGGCAGCATCTGCAGCTGCAGCGGTACGGTCAGCCCGTCGCTGGCGCGGCGCATCCGGATCCGGAAGAACACCTCGCCCGCAATGAATACTTCGCGCGCCGCGCGGCGCTGCAGGCC